GGATCAAAAACTATTTCGTCGGTTACTGGAACAACGCCAGGTAAACTGGTAACACTTCCATATTCACACAAGGTTCTTGTTCAGCAGCCATATGCTACAACAACAAGAAACTGTGCTGGTGCTATTTGGAATTTTATTGGTACACTAACACTTCTTCCAGATAACGATTACTGGTGTGATACTGTTCAGGGTCCAGATACGAATATCTCTATCGATCTAAACACTGATGCATGGGAATATCTTGCATCAACATGGTCTGCCACTTATAATGCGCCTATCACTAGCTTTACTGGTCAAGCTGTTCTTACAGGAAGCACGACAAATAATGTTGGCGGTACATATGCTGTTACTCAGGCAGATGGTTCTCAGATCATCTATCAAAATACAGAAACCGTAAGTACCTATGCTACACCTACTGTTACAACACAAACGGGTAATCAGACTGGTGTTGGATTTGTTACAACAACAACTTCTTATGGTAACATTGTAAAAGATACTTCGATTATTCCATATATGCGTTCCCGTCAAGTTCTCTTCAAGATGCAGGGAATGATGGCTTCGGTTCGTGTATATGGTTTCTTCGACGGAACTGATGTAAACGCATACATCACACCTCTTACAGCTGCAGAATTCAATGCTGGTCTCAAGAGTATAACTGGTGCGCCAATTACTCCTGCGGCTACTGCTGGTTCTGCTTTGGTTACAGATTCCGATGGAACAGCTTATGGTGCTTTCCAAGTGCCTAACAATTCTTCATTGAAGTTCAAGACTGGTTCCAAACGTTTTCGTTTTGTTGATAACGCAACAAACTCCCAAGTTTTTGGGCAATTTGTTACGGCTTGCGAAGCAACCTATTCAGCCGAAGGTTTGGCTCAAACGGTTTCGTCGCTCACAGTTACAACTAAATCAGTTGAAATAACTCAGACTGCGTTGAACACAACAACATACGGAAGCTCTGCTTCAACTACAACAGCAAGTGGACAAGTTGTTGTTGGAACTATTCCTGCTCCAGAACAGGGTGGTGGCAATCCTCCTGATAATTCTTCGTATGAACATCATGATCCTATTGGGCAAAGCATGTTCATTTCAAGTGTTCTTTCTACAAAGACACAATCTTCAGGTATGTACCTATCAAAGATTGATTTGTTCTTTGCTTCAAAAGATTCTAAAAGATCAGTCACAGTTGAAATTCGTGAAATCGATCCGTTGAACTCAACTGTAACATCAAAAGTAATTCCTTACTCAAGAGTAGTTTTGGCTTCTGCGGACGTTAATACCAGCACGGATTCTACAGCTGCAACACCAGTTTACTTCCCATCGCCAGTTTATCTGTCTAATGAAACTGAGTATGCTATTGTTATTATTCCAGAATCTGGAAGTCCGGAATATAGAATTTATACTGCTGTTCTTGGTCAAAAAGATATTGCTACTGGCTCTAAAGTTTCTGAGCAGCCAGCTGCTGGTGTTCTGTTTGTTTCTGCAAACCAGAGAGTATTTGAGCCAGTTCAAGATGAAGACTTGAAGTTTACTGCATACTATGCAGAATTCAATAAGTCTACAGTTGGTACTCTGATTGTTAAGAATCCAACTCGTGATCACTTTACAATCGCAAATACAACTGGTGCTCTTTCGAACATCGGCGAAGTTGTTCATGGTCAGACAAGAATTGTTGGTACGTTTACAATTGCTGCTGGTAATACAACTTCAATCAATACCCACATAGCCAACAACTCGGCGTATGCTCAGGGTATCACATCAGGCGCGACTGGTAAGCTAGTCAAGCTGTCCACAAATGCACTTGTAATTCGCGATATTTCAACTGCAGCTAAGTTTAGAGGCGGAGAAAAGATTCGAATCCGTATTGCTAACAACGTTTCTAGAACAGCTTCAAACGGTGAAATCAAAGGAACTGGAACAGCTACTTCAGCAACGTATCCAGTTGGTCGCGTAACATACTACGATGCAACCAACTATGCTAATACGAGATTGATCGTAGCTAATACTTCGTATGTCAATAGCGGTGCAGCGTTTGCTAATGCTCGCATCTTTATTGCTAATACATATATCAAGGGTCAGACTAATGGATACAATGCTCGTATCGTAACAATCAATAATGTTACGGTTGATAATATGAATCTGATCACCAACATGATTGTTCCATCGAACAATGAAGTCCGTGCTTTTGCTAAGATGGCAACATCTACTTCTGCTCGCGATACTTCATTCTTCAGAGTAAATATCAATGGCGATACAGAACTAAAGACTCCGCGTTATGTTTTAAGCCGTAGCATTGAATCAAACACTTCTGCTTCTTCTGCTACTATGGCTACAAATAGATCGTTGGAAATCAAGTATGAAATCGACGGAAGAAATAGCGTAGCTTCTCCAGCTATCGATCTTGATCGTATTTCGCTCTATCATACTCATAACTTGATCAGCACAAACTCTGCTATTGGTAGCTCAGAAGATTACGTCAAGTTTGGCGGAAACTCTGAAACACGATATATTACTCGTATTGTTACGCTAACAGATGGACAAGATGCAGAAGACCTTCGTGTTTATCTGACAGCTTATAAGCCAAGCGGTTCAAACATCTTTGTTTACTACAAGATCCTTGCGGCTGAAGATAACGATACAATGGCTGATGTTCGTTGGATCCCAATGGAACTTAACGAAGCTCAGGGCTTTACCGCAGCTTCGCGTTACTCATCAAGTGAAAACAAAGATGATTTCCTTGAGCTAACCTATGATGTTCCTAACTATACGAATACAGCCCGTTCTGGAGCTAACAACTCAACAGGTGTTATTGAGTATCGTAACTCTGCTCGTGCTCGTTATGTTGGATATAAGTATTTCGCTATCAAGATCGTTCTGACAAATAGCACAAGCACAAACCCACCTCGAGTCAAAGACTTGAGAGCTATTGCACTGCAGATGTGATATGAAATACGCCAAGGTAAAAGAAAACCCTGAACTGATTAGGGATATGAATAGCAAAGCGGTTTTGAATACCAACTTGACCGCTTTGCAAGCCTACAAAAAGAAACGCGAAAAACAGCAGGAAATCCAGTCTGCTGTTGATGATATAAATAACCTAAGACAGGAAGTCAACGAACTCAAAACGCTCATGCAGCGCATTTTAGACAAGATAGGATAACCAATGGCTGTAATTGCAAACGTAGCCCTTACTAATACTTTTGATACGTGGCGCACTCGTACCAACGTTGGATTCACTCGTCTGAATGCGTTTGCCATTGACGAATCAAAGCTCTATGCAAATACCTTCACTGCGAACGTTCGCTTCGTTTCTATTGGTGCAAGCAGACTTGGAACTACGGGTTCGAACAGAACAATCGTAAACGGTCTTCTAACCGCAAACGGAAACCTCAGTGTAGCTGGTAATACGACGATTGGTGGTGCTAGTAAGACGCTGACGATCGGCGGTTCTTCTTCCACACTAACAATCGGTGGTGCTGGTGCAACAGTTAACGCCACTGGTTGGTTCGGTATTACGGGTCGTGCGTCAGTTTCAACCAATCTGTTTGTTGGTGCAAATACTTATGTTATGGGTAATATGGGAATTGGGACGAGTTCGCCGGGATTTAAGTTAACAGTGGCTGGTACTGCTGATGTCGCCTACGTATCCGGAACTAGCAACCTACTGTTGAGGAATCTTAGTGGTGTTAATCGCATAGATAGCTACAATGACCCCATTACCGCAAATTACCCGCTGCAAATTTTGGGTTCTCCGATTACATTTTATACGGCGGATACCGAACGTATGCGCATCGACGCCAGCGGCCTAGTAACTGCTTGTAATTCGATGACGGTCACAAAGAACCTAACCGTTTCTGGTAATACCACAATCAACGGCACAACAACTGATCGTTCAAATGCACTATCACAAACACTAACAGACGGTGCTACAATCAGCTGGGATACATCCCTTGGTCGTGTCGCTACAGTAACTCTTGGTGGTAATAGAGCTGTAGCTGCTGCAACTAATCAAAAGGTCGGCACATATATCCTTCGCGTTGTTCAAGACGGAACTGGTGGTAGAACTCTTACATGGAACGGTAACTATAAGTGGACCGCTCAAACTGCTCCTGTTCTTTCGACAGCAATTGGCGCAGTAGACATTATTACATTCTTCTCTGACGGAACAAAGATGTATGGATCGTATCTTCCAGACATGAGATAAGGATAAAGATGTTTCTAGGATTCTTAGCTCGACCAACCAAAGTTGTTACGATCAGCAATGCTGCATCTAACTATAATCTTTATACTGCTGCGGGAAGCCCAACTTACCCGCTGAATATCCTTGCGTTCATCAATGCTTCTGTAACTTCTAACTCTCCATCAACTCCTGCATTCGACGTTGGTTCATTTAGAGCAGGAACGTTTGCGTTTGTTAAGAACACTTCTACTGTTACTGGTGGAACAGGAACAACTGGTAATCCAGGCGCCGCAGGAACAACTGGTGCTGCTGGTAATACAGGTAATCCAGGTAATCCAGGCGCCGCAGGAAATCCTGGAGCTCCTGGAAACGTAGGAAGTAGCGGTGCTGGTGGTAACGGCGGTAACGGTGCGAATGCTACTCCAGCTAATCCAGGCAGCGGTGGATCTCCAGGCAATGCCGGTAATCCAGGTAATGCTGGAAATAATGGTAGCAATGGTGGAACAGGTGGAACAGGTAATAATGGTTCTGCTGGTGGTTCAGGCAATGCCGGTGGAACAGGTGGAACAGGTAGTGCGGCATTTGTTGTTCCTTTTGTTGCCGGTCTTGTTACGGTAGTAGATAATACTTCAGGAACATTTACTGGTGGATCTGGTGGATCTGGAGGTCCAGGCGGTCTTGGTGGTCCCGGAGGTTCAGGCGGACCCGGAGGTCCTGGTGGAGCTGGTGGATCTGGAGGTCCAGGAGGACCTGGCGGCGCAGGCGGATATGGCGGCGGAGGCGGCGGAGGCGGTGGTGGTGGTAACGCTGCTTCTAAAGGTGTTGCTGCTGTTAATAATGGAGGTGGTGGTGGCGGTGGAGCTGGTGTTCCAGCTGGTAATGGAGGCTATTCAAAACCATCAACTGGTGACGGTAAAGGCGCTGGTCCAGTTGTTCCTGCTCAAGCCGTTGGTGCATCCGGATCAGCAAATGCCGGCGGTGGTGGTGCAACATGGCCGGGCGGTGGAGTTGGAGGTACTGGAGGTAACTTAGGTGCTGCAGGAGCCGCTGGTAGCTTTGGTGGCAATTTCAATAACGGCGGTGGCGGTGGCGGTGGTGCATCGGGTTCATCAGGAAGCCCAGGATCATCAGGCAATGCTGGAGCAACAGGACCTACGGGATCTCCAGGCAATGCTGGAGCAACAGGACCTTCAGGTGCAAACGGTTCTTCTGGACCTCAGGGTAATGCTGTAACAGGCAACGCAAACATTACTAACTATATTGGAACAGGAACTAGAAACGGACCAATTGCATGAACCTACATTATAAAATTGTTGAAGTATGGCCTAATGATCACTTGATTGTAGTTAGATACTGGACAGACGTAGTTACCGAAGAACATCTTGCGCATCCTGGAGAAAGGCGTCCCGATGGAAGCCCATGGAGATGTCGTTCGGATGTTTCTATCACGCTTCCGCTTCCAACTCCTACAGATGAAAAGCTTGAACAAATTATTTTACGTCAAGCACCTCTTGCTTGGTTAAAGATGTTAGAAGCTGTTGTCGATCCTAACGTCGATACGGAAATGAAAGGCGTGCAAAACCTTCTTGGGAAAACGTTCACTAAAGAAGCTGGTGAATTGTATGATTTCAATCCTAATCAGCAAGATTTTGATATTGAGATTAAGAAACTCATTGAATCGTTGAATACCGATGAAACGAAATGAATCTGTTCTACTATGATAAAGAAACGAACATATACCCGACACAGCTAGATGCAATCAAGTCGGGTAAACCATGTTTATTCTATTACTATGACAAAGAGATGTTACAGATCGACTGGAAAACCGAACCAGTCGAATCTCTTTCTGAACTCTATAGAATGCGTGCGCAACAGATTCGCGACGAGAATCAGCACGTCATTCTTTGTTTCTCTGGCGGTATCGACTCTACTAATATGCTGGAGTCGTTCTATTACAACAATATCCATATTGATGAAATCTTAGTTGTTGGTGCTATTTCACAAGACTCATTTAGAGGATCTGATGAAAACCACAACGGAGACTTGTATCATAACGTATTTCCGTTGTTGAATAGTTTGAATCTACCGAACACAAAGATAACAATCAAAGACTATACAGAAATCTTCAACGATCCAACGAACTTCACTCTGATTCAGAAATATGGTAACGAGTGGGCTAAATATACGGGCGCATATAGAAGCGTCCACCACTTGTTCTGGTATGATCTGAAAAAGTTTATTGGTCGAGAGCATGGCAAACAAACTTGTTATGTGATGGGCTCCGATAAACCCGCAATATCTTTCATCGACAATAAACCTTGCGTTCGTTTTGGTGACTTGTCTGTTAATGATTACGGTGCAAATTACGAAGACGAACATTTCCGTAGAATCAACTTTTACAACGGGACAGATGAAGTCGTTGCTAAACTTATGAGAAAGCAAGCCCATGTTGTTTTGCGACACCTCAACGCGAACTTCAATCCAAACTTCGTTGAAGATTTTAACCTATCTTTAGCCGAACGAGATAAGGCTTTCTTAAAAAGGCTTGACAACGTTGCAGAAATGGTATATGACGTAAAGAACCCACTAAAACATATATCGCATAAATCGACGTTAACAGCCATAAGCGCAAGAGATAAATATCTTCTAAGCAAATCTAATAGCGAAATATATAAATGGTTCCGTGAAGGATTGCAAACGATTCAAAAATATGGTGATATCGATGTTAAGTATGCGTTCTCAACCCGACCATATTGGCTAACATGAGTTATATTCTAGTTTTTCTACTCTGGACGTTTACTGTGTATTGGATGCACAGGTTGGCGCATGTTTGGTCGTTCATGCGAAAGTATCATAACGATCACCACAAACAAGTTACTCAAAAGACTGTTCAGGGTTTGAACTGGAAGAACGCATTTCTTTGGTTTGATAGTTGGAAAAGTACAGTCGATCAATGGCTAACAGAAGTTATACCAACTATCATCATTAGTGCAGTAACTGGTCATTGGTGGCTGTTTGTTGCATACTATATCTGGGCTGGATTCATTCAAGAAGCTGTCGAACACAATAGCAAGATCAACTTATACCCATTCATCACAAGTGGTAAGTGGCATCTTATTCATCACGAAGACCCCACAAAGAATTATGGCGTATTCATTCCAATTTGGGATCTAATCTTCAAAACTAAAAGGTCTATGCAATGAGTGAAGAGAAGCTGGAAGAGACCAGAGAGAATCTAACTAAACTTCGCGCATACTCAGCCAATTACTATTGGAAGAGCGATCTGTATACAGACTTTGAAAAGACTTATGGAAAGTATCTGTATGTTCCGTTTGATGTTCCCGTGATTCGTCCAAACAATATGTCAAAGTTTGCCGAGTTCTACTTTAGAAACGCTCAATCAATAACTAAAGTGAAGACCGATATTCTTAGTGCTAAGTTTGAAGGAAACGAACGTTCGCCGTATCTTTCTATCACAAGCAAAGCTAAAGAGAACTCAGATGTTTGGTCGCCAAATACAGTTCCAGAAATCTATACAGAGTTTCCAGAAATCTTTGAACAGATTCATGAGTATCTGCCGTTTGTAGAGGATCCTCTATTCAAATGGTCTATGTGGTCAAGCAATAGAGATGTTCCAGCTCATAGAGATTATGGTTCACAGATTGATGGTCCAGTTGGTGTTAGAATAAAGCTGCTGGATACTAATCCAAACGAAACTCTATCTTTGCTTCCAGATCCACTAGAACGCGAACATAATTTTGATTGGTATCCTATTAACATTCCAAAAGATACTAATACGTTTGCTTGGAACAATTTAAGACAAAAGCATAGAAGTGTTTACAAACATGGGCATAGAAAAATTTTGATGATCTTTTCAGCTAAGAGTTTACATCAAATGATTACTGGTAAATGTTTGAATAGATATATTGATATTCTAGATCGTAGCATCGCAAAGTATCAGAAAGAAACTGTTGTTGATACGGCTACTACATTTTCAGACTATCTAACGTTCACTGAAACGGATGAGATTAACAAGATACTATGAGCACGCACAATGATTGGATCAAGCATAATCTAAACGAACGCCGTAATAATCCTGCGGCTAGTTTTAGAGTAGAGCTAAACCCATACTACTACAAAGAGATGGCTTTTCATGACGCTGCAGATTATACTGCAAAGCTTATTTCATCGAAGCATGATAAGTTATATCTTGCCTTTAGTGGTGGCGCCGACTCGGACTATGTTCTTCATTGCTTTCAGAGATGCAATCTACCAATCAACGTCATCATTGTAAAAACTAGCGGCAACGATGAAGAGCTAAGTTATGCTTACAAGAGCTGTGAAAAGTTTGGTATTGATCCAATAATCTTAGAACTGTCGGATAAAGAATACCTAAATATATACTACGAAGATGTGATAAAGAAGATTTTCGGATATGGTATCTATTCCGTGCCTTCGATTGCAGCTTGTCGATATGCAAAAGAGAACAATGGGGTTCTTATCATTGGCGAGCATATGATCGAAGGTCAAAAGCCAGATGAAACTGGTGTGGTTCGTATGCGCCCTGCTTTTAACGAGTGGGACTTTTACAATGAGTTTTTAGTGGGCAATGAGTGGAACATACCATTCTTTAACTATACACTAGAACTTGCTTGTGCGATGATCGCGAGTATAACCGAAGAACAGATTGATGTATTCAAAGCCAAGTTGTATGGTATAGAACATAGACCGATAATTGATTACAAGTTTTCGGATGAGTTTATGAAAGTGAAAACTGCAATCGACTTGTCTAAAATGAGAACAGCGAATCCATATTCGGGTATGGGTTCTAAGAATCAATTCTTGTCCATTATGAACAAATGGAAAATCGAGGTAAACTAAAATGAGCGAATCAACCTATTATATTCTATCAAAAGTCTATATGAAAACTAGCGAGCGTGATTGGTCTGGCATTTACATTAAGAAGTCATTGACTCCAGAAGATTCTCGTGACGATAGCATCTACTTGAATAGAGAAGTTGATATTTTGAAGTCAACAATTCCAACTTCAAACACATATGTTCGTATGGATAGAATCTATCCTGAGAACAATGAGAATGAGATGTATCTACGTTTCTGGTTCCAGAATGAAGTAGGGGCGCGCGAGTATTACACATCTATCAATCAGAAGTTAGCTAATACAAGCGATCCTGTAAATGTTCTCATCGAACAAAAGAAACAACAGGGCAAGTATCAAGAATATGGAATTAGATGGGTCCTCATGGATCCACAAGGTCAACGCTTAGAACTCTAATATTGAAAGTTTTGTCATGAATATCATTCAGCCACATTGTGGCTACTATTGGTATAGAGATCAGGTATATTTTTCTCGCGAATCGCTTTTAGACGCGATGATGCTCAATCGAGATTACAATCCTTCGTTGGATTTCTTTAGATACAATGACGAAGTTTTCAGTAGCCTCGATTGGACTTATGAACCACCTATAAGCCTTACTACATTATACAAACATCGTGCTAGACAACTCAGGGAAAAGTATGATTATATCATCCTTGGGTTTTCTGGTGGTGCGGACTCAACCGAAGTTTTGGAAACTTTTCTCCAAGAAGGTTTATTCATCGATGAGATACAAACAGTCCATTATCAAAAGATCATTGATCGGTTAGATAAGAGCAAGATCATCAATGATGATACGTTGTCGATCCTTCATGAATACGAAGCGGCTGTGCTCCCAAGACTAAAACGTGTTAAGGAACTATCTCCGAACACTAAGATTACCGAGCTTGACGCATCGGATTACGCATATGATCAAATTGCTAAACACAAATTTGAATACATGGGTATGAATCATAATCCAACAAACGGAATGAGTCTTGCGAAACCACTCAGAATCTATAACACATACATTCACAGTCACAATAACGAAACGATTAAGAAAGATAGAGTTGCATTCATTCGTGGTGGTGAAAAACCGTTATTGTTTTTGTATGATGATTATGGTCGTAGACCGTTAGAACTCGTTTTCCGTTTCTCAGATATTCCTATGCACGGAATTAGATTGATCCGCGAAGGTGCTATCGGTGAGTTATATACAATCGAAGATTTCTTTTGGAGCCCAGATGCTCCGCTGATCCCAATCAAGCAATCGCACGTTCTTAAGAAAGCTATTGAAAACAGCAAAGAACTTTATGATGCTGTTGCTATGAACACTGCAAACTTATTAGATTATACACAACAATCTACGCATTTACTGGAACGATTGTATTCACCATTTCTATATGGTTCAACTAAGACGATCAACTTTATCGCACCGAAACCAAAACACAATCCAGAAGTTACATTGATTGGGCTAGTAGAGAACAATGATACTCAATACGCGCAAGATATTGTCAAAGAAAAGCGCAACTATTATAAGAACAGATACAAAGAAATGAAGAACCACGACATCCTCAATAAGAATTGGTTATCTAAACCATATTTTGTCGGTAGGATGGATTTGACAGAAGTGAACAAACAAATAGGTAAGAAAAAACCATGAGGTATATTCTATCACTGATTACATTAGTTCTATTGAGTGTCAGCTCATACGCTCAAACAAAAGTTGAGATTGTATCCAGAATTGCGAATACAAACGTATCTGGGCAACTGGCTACACAATTTATCAACAAGCTGAACGAATCTCAATCTGAGTATGAGTTTCGTTTCTTTACTGTTCCAGGATCAGCTGGAGAAGGAGCATATCAACGTATGCTCACACTCAAGAACAATATTATCGTATATGGCAATCAATCGTTCTTCTCTAATCCAAAAACGAATACCAACAATAGAGTTGAGCAGATTCACTTTCTAACTTCTCATACTGTAAGCTATGCTGCGTTTATGGTCAATCCAGACAATCCAGCTAATACTATTGATGAGTTCGTATCTCAAATGAAAAATGGTGGTTTCTATGCTGGATCGATCAATTCGAGCGGTGGTGGTCCAGTTCTAACCAGCATCTTTCTCGACAAATATAAGCTAGAAGATAAAGTGAAGATTGTTCACTACAAGAACGTTCCTGATCGGGTTCGTGCTGTCTTTATCAAAGAAGCAGACTTTATGATCAACAATCCTGCATCAGCTAATATTGCTGAGAAGGGAACTCTGAAGATCATTGCTATGTCTAGCCCAACAAGACAACCAGACTATCCAGCAGTTCCTACTGGAGCTGAGTTAGGTTTTCCTGAATTCAACTTTGGCGCATACACATCATTTGCTGTTCTTAAAAGCGAAAAGGAGCTGATCGCTAAGATTCAGCTCCTTTTCAATAAAGTATGTGATGATCCAGAGATCAAGAAACATATTGTAGAACGTAGGTATGTTCCCGTCTGCATCAATGATGAAACTATCAAGAAAATGATTGCAGACGAAAAGAAAATGTTTATTGAACGAGGTATTGACTTCGATCTTGACTAAACAAATTTAGGACCAAGCACCCAAACAACGAGTGACTTACGAATACCTTTAGTCACAGGTGTCACACGATGAATCATAAAGGACGGGAAAAGAACAACCCGTCCTTTTTGCATAGGTGCAGTTATAGCCATCTCTTCTTTACCGTCGTTAACTTGAAACTCACCACCTTCAAAGTCATCGTTTAACAGAAGGGTAAGTGATAGCTTTCGCGGCTGTTCATCCTCTCCGAACTTTTTACCAAATGCCATATCTGTATGCCAATCATATCGACCATTGGGATCGTATATTGTATACTGAAACTGTGCGTATCCGTTCAAGTGAAAGTTATAGAACTGTTCGTTAGCTGCTTGAATGATAAAGTTTAGTTTATCAAAGATCCACGCAGTATTTTCGTTTCGATCATGAAACTTGACATTTGACACACGATGCTTCTCAATATCTTCTGTAGTTTTAGCACCAAAAGTAACGCCTTGCTCTGTCCCAGCTTCATCACAGTATTTGACAATAGCATCTAACTCTTCTTCAGTAAATCCATTATCCCAAGTAACAAATGGGAATGTAATCTGTGAACGTTGCCACGGATTATTGTATATTGTAGTATATGTCAAAACTGTCTCCAGTTGCTTACGGGTTGAACACCTAATGGGCTAGCTGTTTTATCTTTGTATGTGAGAAGAATATCTGCTGCAAGACAAATGCGGTTTTCGTTTAGTTCTTCTACCGTTGGATTACCCTTATCCTCACCATTTGTTTTACCAATTGTGTCATGTGGTAAAGTTGATGGAAACACCATAAGCTGACCTTCAGCTGGTTCAAACTGCCACGAATATGAGTTGAACCAATCCCATGTATCCGTTGGATTGTTCCACTTGATTGAGCCAGGATATGGTTCGTGTCTTGGATCGTGATTGAAAAACCGAAGAGGTCTTACAAATTGAGTAGGAACATTCACATAATAGGTAAAGCTAATATGTGCGTCACCATGCGCATGGAATGGTGTGCTATCATCTTTCTTAATGTTCATCCATGTTTTGACTAGATTGAAGTCGAACTTGTTTGTATCGATATGCAAGCGCTGTGCATATTGTCTAGCACATTCTACTGCATATGTAAAGAACGGCGCAAACGATTCTTCATGATGAATATTGACATGACCTGTAAACTCGTTTGAGTAACCTTCTGGAGTCATGTAGTCAAAAATCTTTTGATAGAAAAGTTGCTTGAATTCATCCTTCTTGTCGTAGTGAAACTCACATACGAGTGTCGGGAATAGTGCATGTTCGATCATTTCATATCTCTGATCTGTTGAAAGATGTTTTCTGGAGCGGCAAAAGTTTCATTTACAATTCGCTGTGCTTCTTGCCATCCGATGAACTTTACATCAATGTTAGCTTTTTTAGCTTCGGTTAGAAACTCTTGATCTTCTACGACTCTAGCGAACGCATGCCGAAGTTCTTGCCTGCGTACGAGAGGAATCTCAGGTGGAGCTACAAATGGTCGAAGCAGCACAAACTGCTTCTCGAATACATCTAGTAGTTCTTTCTGATTTGTATATTCTGCAAGCGTAGGTACATTTGGGTAATCTTTGTGACGAGTAGTCCCATTACCGAATTGCAGAATTGGTTTGATCTCGCTCTCTGGTTTCAACCAATCTGGTTTAGCTGTTTTGATTCCGATCAAGCTATAAACTGCTGCATCGATCTCTTTGCGTTCGAGTGCAAGACGAGCGGTCGACGAGTTTGCGTAACCGGCTACCAGCTTCATACGAATACCCAGTAGATCACGCACAAGCAAAGTTGCATCGCCAGCTACAATATTTTCAGAACCGACAACAAGTTCTTCTGTGCGATATCGATCTACTGGTCCTGATCTATTAGACCAGAGAATGACCGCGTCGTCGCGACCATCAGCAGTCGAACCTAACCAAGTAAACTTGCGCGCATCATACTTGATTGATGACCCACCGAGCGCACCAATCAACGCGATGTTCTTGTAAAACGTACCAATTGTATTGCCATCGCGCGGCGCGACTTCGTATAGGTAATTTGCCGCAACCACACTATAAGCGCCAGGAACTTCCTGAATTACAGTTGTAGATCCGTCTGGAAGATACTTTGTAATATGGCGAGCTACCAATCTAGCATTGATACTGTAGCTATCGCTATTTGAGGGAACAACGATTTTGAGTTCTTGTGCTGACGCCGACATAACGAACATTGCCAACACAAAGACTAATGATTTAAGCATGATATTATATATCCTAAAGATAAATAGGAGAAACTGAAAGGAAACAATATGAATACAGAATTCTTCAAACTTGTGGCTGAAGTGGGCTTTCCTATTGCTTCGTCTTTGGCTGGCGGATACTTTGTCTTTTTGACACTCAAGTTCATTCTAGCTGGTGTGATGTCAAGTGTCAAGGGCATGAGTGGAATTATTACTGCTTTAGATAACCGAGTGAAGACGATGAACCATGACGTTATCCGTATCGATACGCTCGTATCCAATGCTCTTGGCGTAAAGCCGGACGTAGATCGTATCGCGCGAGCTGATGGCAAAACTGACGCAAGGAGAGACTAATGGATATTGTGTCGTTAATCAATAAGTATGGTTTCCCTATCGTTGCCGCTGGTGGCATGGGATACCTTATCTTCTATGTCTGGAAGTGGGCAACTCAGGAAATCAAGCCAGTCCTCTCAGAAGCAAATACAGTTCTGATCGCGTTGATTGATCGTATCCGTATGCTCGACAACGACTTGATCCGTCTCAATCAAAAAGTCAATGTTGTGCTCACATTGCGTGGGCAAGAAATCGAGGAGATGAAAGATGTGCAGACTAAAAGCGATAAGCCTGTCGATCCTCCTAAGTAGTAGTGCTGTCGCTTCCGAGCTACAGTTTCAATACAAAAGTCCATCGTTCAGCGGTGTTGGTTACTCAGCTCATGTATTGACGATTGATAACTTAGAAGCATCGCGCCGTCAAAAGATTGCTGAAGATAAGAAAGCTCAAGCAGCTGCTGAAGCTTCTGCGGCAAAGAATACAAACCTTGCGAAATTCCTAAACAATCTGGAATCTCGCGTGTATGCTACGCTATCACAGAAGATTGCGGAGCAGTTGTTTTCTGATAATGGTAATACAAGCGGTTCATTCGATATTGCGTCAAACAATGTTCAATGGTCGTCAGATGGTTCTAATATCACGTTGAGAATTACAGACGCAGCTGGTAGCGTCACTGAAGTTATCGTTCCTTACGGGAGTTTAGCATGGTAAAGATTTTTGGTATGGTTTTTGCTTCACTGTTGTTGGCTGGTTGTTCGCCTAGTCAGGTAACTAAAGAAAGTATTGAAACGGCTGCTGAAGCCCCTGAAGTTATCATGACGAAGCGATTCAATGAGCTGGCGAATTTGCCTGGAGTAGATGGTCCAGTCATTCCGATTGCTGTATATCGTTTTCCTGATTTAACAGGACAGCGTAAACCAGCACAGAACTTCGCTAGTTTGAGTTCTGCTGTGACACAAGGAGCAGAAGTGTTCCTAATCAAAGCATTACAAGATGCTGGTCGTGGTAATTGGTTTCAGGTTGTGGAACGTAGTGCGCTTGAGAATCTAGTTAAGGAACGTCAGCTGATTCGCAGTCAGCGCGAGCTTTACGAAAAGGATCAAGCAAAACCTTTGACGCCACTTACAGTTGCTGGGATTATGTTGGATGGCGGAGTTGTCGGATATGATAGTAATATCGGAACTGGTGGTATTGGCGCTCGTTTCCTAGGAGTTGGCGCTAATCAAGAATATAGAAAAGACGAAGTGACTGTTGTGCTACGTTTGATTTCTATTAACACTGGTGAAGTTCTATTATCGACTGGAGCATCTAAAACTGTATTGAGCACGGGAGCAGGAGCAAACGTATTCAAGTTCATCGATGTGGGCACTAAGTCCGTTGAGTTTGAAGCTGGTAGCTCTGTGAATGAACCTACGACATACGCTGTAAGAATAGCTATTGAAGCAGCAGTTACTGATATGGTCAAGGAGGGAGCTAAGAAAAAGCTCTGGACTATTAAAAAGAGGTAAAAGGAATGAGACTCTCAAGTATGACTCTGTTGTCATTCTTGGTTATGTTTCAATATGCAAACGCCGCGGGAAATACTGTGTATGTAGACCAAATCGGTAGTGGTTCTACAATTTCTATGACCCAAACTGGCAATTCGAATGCGATAGGCAACCCTACCGATAAGGCTATAATCAACGGTCAGAATAACATTGTGACTATTGATCAGATTGGTAACAATAACGTCACTGCGCTTAACGTGCAGGGCGATGGCGTTACTGTGAACTCACTTGTAACAGGCGACAACAACACAGTAGGTATTGCTTGCGGAACTGGTGGTTCTTGCTCTGGTTCTATCATCAATAATACAATCACAGGTGACGGAAATACTGTAACTCAATCAGCTGATGGTCTTACGATTTCCAATGTTACAATCAATACTGATAACAATACTGTAAACATTCAAAATGATTCGACTGCTGTTGCTGGAGCTAAGAGCACTGTTCTTATCGCTGGCGGTGGTGGTAACGATGTCAACATTATTCAGACTGGTGCTGCTGGCACAAACGGTCATGACGCTGACGTGAATATCTTAGGTGGAACAAACACGGTAGATATCAAACAAGGTGGCGGTGTTGACTCTAAGGTCATTTCTACTATCACTGGCTCTGGCAATACTCTTACCATTAAGTCCAACCACAACTAAGGCGGACATTGGTAAGGTTACTGAACAAACAGGACCAGCTGAGATAAAACGAGAAGCGAACGTGATTCCCAGCGCACTGTCTAGTGGCGTTGAGATGAAGGATGTTATTACAACTGCTAACGGTAAAGCGGGAATCACGTTCCAAGACGATACTAGAGTTCAAATTACTGAGCATTCTAGATTAGTAATCGACAACTTCGTTTACGACGACAGTAAGAAAACTGGCAAGCTCGGAATGAAGATGGCATTAGGAACGATCAAGTATGCCTCAGGACAAATCGCGAAGAGCGATCCACAGCAAGT